CAAATAAAAAGAACAAATAAAAAGAACAAATAAAAAGAACAAATAAAAAGAACAAATAAAAAGAACAAATAAAAAGAACAAATAAAAAGAACAAATAAAAAAGAATATTAATTATTTATAAGAGGTTATCTATTCATAGAAAGGGTATGCAGTCATGTCCTGTATTATTTATTATTCAAACAAACATTTTTGTTTTGGTATAAAAAGAACATTATAATAATATTTCTAAATCTTTTACTTTCCAATATTCACAACCATTGCCATTTGGAAAAGGGCGTTTGATAATAAAAGGTATTTTTTTTTGTTTTAATTCTTCTAAAGCAATCAAATAACTATCTATCATGTTTTCTTCCAATGGTATAAAGGGTTTTCCACCGGCAGATATTTGCATGGCACGAGAACCAATGACTTTCGTTATTTCATATTTTGTCATAAACGGCAATGTTTTATGAAAAGGATCTACTATAATACCGTCTTTATCACGGACAATACGAGCCAATGTTGCGATTTCTTCATAATTGTGTTGATGCAATTCCGGATGATAATCTTCAATGATTTTTCCTTTTAATTCATTCGTGAACTTTTGTAAATAGTTTTCATCAATATTTAAATCATCATTATCCTCATCTTCACTTTCATCATCACTATTTATATTAGCATCATTTAAAAGAACCTTTTTCTTTTTGTTTTTTTTCGTTTCTTTTTTGGGATTCGTTTCATTTTCAATGTCATCCAAATTACCTTCTTCTTGATCCATATCATCCAACGACTCATCGTCATCATCATCGTCATCATCCTCGTCTTCCGTTAAATTACTACCTAGTTGCGAGGCTTCTTCGTTGTCGCTGTTTTCGCTTTCTTGATCACTAATATCATCATTTAATACATTATTTTCATTGATTTTTAATTCTATTTTTTTGTTGGGTTTTGGTATTATTGAATTTTCATCACCGCTATCACCAGAGTCATTGTATTCATCGTCAGACATTTTTCAATTTATATCTTATAACTATTATATATTCTTTCTATATTATTATATGAATAGGTTGCCGTTTTGTTTCAATTTTTTCATATAAAAGGTTGTTTTTACATGAAAAAAGGTTTTTTTACTAAATACGATGATATTATACTCCGCATAACAAAGATACTGTCTTTTGTAAACATTCATTATTTCATAAAAAGAATATAGACCAAACCAACGATACTAATGAATTTCGTCGGTTTTCCACGTGAAATCACATTCCACACACATGTACATATATTTCATATCTTGATCATTGTATCGAATATATAATATTTCGGTTGGATTTTTCTCTTGTGTCTCTTTATTTGTATTGCAACTCTCATTTGGACATTTCATTGTGTATATTCTTGGCAAGGTTGGATCTAATTTTGTATACGGATTGATGTGGTTTTCATAAGAGAACCCGGCACCTTTTTTGACATATGTATTTAAAACACATATTCCATCTTGTGAAAGTAAATCATCCACATGACCACAATTACGACAATAATACATCAATTGGTTCTCATTATCATCATGTATCTTAATATAATACATATTATCACATTTGATGCAAAATTTCATTTTTACTTATCGTTTGGTATTATTAAAGATATTATATATTTTAATATTTATATTCTTTTTCGTGGTATGTTGGCAAAAAATGAAATCAATTTTATCGTGTTTTGGTTTATTTTCATACAAAAGCCGGTTTTGTATGAAATCATAATGTATGTGGGGGTATGTGTTTGGGTGGTTGGACGTGTGTGCGTTTTGTGTCGTATGTGTGTGTAGTCAAATAAAATTATCGACGACGAACCGCCATTATATTTACATATGCCCCATTATGTTGATCACCCCCATTACTGGCATCATTATAATTGGCACTTAATGCCCTTTGTTTTTTGAAAGTAATATAATCAGATGAATCCGGTACAAATTTGGGATTGCACGAAGACCCAGCTACATTTGTTCCATCACACCGGGATAGTATACTTCCTGTGTAAAGACCACGCAAACCGGGTCGTGAATTCACCGGATTTGTACCACCACAAGTATAATTTTGTCTTGCTAAATAATCACCTAAATTATTAACAGCACGAAATGGTGTTATTACACGTGAATTTCCATTTATATTATTTTGTGTGTTTAATGTATTCCAACTTCTGCGTAAAATTCCACGAATGACTGTTTGTTCTCCATCTTTGTGATTATTAATTGTTTGAATCGGAGAATACCCTTGAAAAGGACCGCCTAAATCATTACTTGAAACTGCTATAGGCATAATGAATTATATTATATACATATATTATTCTTTCTTTTTTTATCATTCAGTGCATGGTTCTTGTATTACAACATTATTTATTGCCTGTGTTTTACAGAGACCAAATGTTTTCCGGTGAAATTGACAAATTCCATAATGACGAATACCTTCTAAATGTTCTTTTGTTCCATATCCCATATTTTTGTGGATTTTATAACGGGTCTCTAATTCGGGATATGTTTTACATAAATCAACAATATATTCATCGTGTTCTACTTTTGCTAATATACTTGCTGCGGCAATTCCCATATACGTAGCATCCCCTTTTTCAACCGTTTCGTGTGGAATTTCTTTCCATTCTTCGCCGGTAAAAACACAAAACGGGCGAAAACGATCGCCGTCAATCAATAAAAATGCATTGTCGTAAATGTTTTCAGGTTCAGGACGACGCAAATGAACGAAAATATCTTTTATACAAGAATGCATGGCATTGTATACAGCCTGTAAAATATTTATTTTGTCAATTGTTTCGACATCAACATATTGAACCGAATACGCCAAACAATTATTTAGAATAAAATCGTAGACATCTTTTCTCTTTTTTCGAGAAGAGAACTTTTTACTATCTTTGATTTGTTGAAATTCTTTTGTAGAAAAATCGGTAGTTGTTGGATCAAATACGACCGCCGCTGCATAAACACGGCCAAATAATGGTCCACGTGCAACTTCATCCAAACATATTTCGTATTTTTTAGAATGCTGGAACCGTGGGTTTAACATGTTTTACTTTATTGTATCTTTTTATATACAAGAAAGAACCGTCAAAATGTATTTATATATTTTTACAGGTATTTTATGAGTATATTATCAGTATATTATCAGTATATTACAGCTACGTTATAGGTATTTATTCAATGTTCTCTTTTGAAATATTTATATTTTTATAAAAAAGGCATATTGCTAAATTGTTTTATTAGGATACTATATACGTGTTATATTTATTTGTTAATTTGAAATGGATCAAAAAAACCGTAAACGACTCCGTTCTCCCGATAAAACACCTGAAAACACCGTTGCAAAGAATGCGCCAATATTATCACCTAAAAAATCATCACCCAGTAGAAGAACAATGAAACGTCTACGAAGATCAAAAGAAAAACAGTTTAATTCAAAAGAACTTCAACAGAGATCTAAACAACAACAAGTTCTAAAAAAGAATTTTGTTGAAATAAACCAACCCGAAATAATGGAATATAATTATAATGAAAACAGTATTAAAACTTTTTTGAAAACGTATCATGTGGTTATTCAACTCAATAATATTATCATTGACGAATTAAATGAATTATTTAATATTAAATTGAAACCAACCAAATATCATTCTCTTCCAAATATACAACGTTCTTCATTCAAAAAAAAATCAAAAGGCAAATCTAAATCTGCCTCTAAAAAAAAAAGATCATTACCTAACTCTGCACCCGCCGTTTTAGAGCATAATTATAATATTTTTGATCTCAACAAACAAAATCAACAAAATGAGAACATACCAATGGAAGAAGAAACATCCCCCGAAATATCACCACAACAACAACCATTTAAAAGACAGCGCGCCTATAATAATGGTGATGTACTCGAACAACGAGCAATGTTTGGTGGTTCTCAAAGTGATTGTGAAAAACGAATATCATGGTGTCTTGAATATGGTATTCCGGATACACTCCACGATTTTGGTAAAAATCGCAATTACGTATTTCCGTCAAAAGCACGGAAAATCGAAGGTAAAACATTTGCAGACCTTTTTTTAGAAAAAACCAAAGAATTTTTACAACCCCTTTATGCGGAATATTTCAATGATAAAAACAACGATGATAAATACAAGGTTCTCCTAAATGATCCATTATATTCCATATATTCGAAAAACCCCCACGATTTCGAAGAAGATTCAAAAACACAATATTTGTTGGGATTATTATGTAAAGAAAAAGTGAATAATATCCAATATTATTTTACGGACTCCGCTATCCCCGAAACATGGTCAAAAGAAAAGAAACAATACTTTAATGAAAACAAACCCAATAATGTAGGTGATGCATTTTATAATGTTGTGAAAGACTATCAATATTATATTTTTGATGCTTGTCTGTTTGTTTATAAAGAACCCAATTTTAAAGGAACCGGAATAAATAAAATTGAAACATTGAGTAATTTATGGGACCCATTTGGTTCTACAAATTATAAAATAGATGACATTTGGGACGGCAATTCAAAAGGTCAAGAACTAGGATTGTCTTTTAAAAGAGAAGAAGAATTCACACAAAAAAATCAAGAAAAATATAAAATGCCAAATGAAAAAATATATGATTCGGTCTATAAAAAAACAAATGATTCGGTTGAAAAATCCTTTTATGATGAAACATATGATATTTTTCTAAATAAGAACTGTTTAGAATCCTATGGAATTGAAATCAAATTACGCCTAAAGGAATATAGCGATAAAAATAATGAACGATTATGTAAAATTTCAATGATTTTTACAGAACCATCCAGTGGAGGAAGTATTGGAAAATTCATTGAGTATAGAATTGGCGATAGAATCGAGTATGGAATTTTTGATATTGACGGCGGGTTCTCCGTAACAGTTTTGTCATATGGTTTGCTTTATATCGAAACGGATAATACAATCGATGTTCCATCAAAACAAAAACCGGATTTCAATAAACTCAAAGAAATAATCGATTTTGTAAAAGGGATTCTAATAAACAAAAATATCAATAAAGAAACGATAGACAATTTGCTATATAGAATGATCACACGGTTCAAATCAACGGGAGACCATGGGACTGCGAATGCAACCAAAATATTAAATAATGATCTTAATAAATCAACTCTTTATTTAACAGGCGACCAACTTGCGTATGTGTATTCTATTACAAATGAAACCCCCACGCTATTTCGATTTTATAATGGTAAGGGGGGATCATCCGCGGACGATGACGGAGATACACAAGAATCATGTGATCGTGTGCATTTTGTCGGTTTGTACACAGGGAATACAAATGAAATCGAATTAGTTCAACAAAAATATATTTATGTTGAATCCTTTTTTAAAGATGCACAAATATCAAATCTTAAAAATACAGATGCTGGTTCTACATCTATCCTCGAAAAAATAACAATTCTTACAGAAATAAATGAAAAAATAAAGGTATTATTAAATGGTCTTTTTAAAAGGGATTCTTTAGAAAATAAAAACAATGAAAATTTAGAGGGTGTCAAAAAGAATGAACTGAATCGTTTATTGCAAGAAATCACCGGTTCTATTTTAATCGAAAATATTCAATCCATGATTGATACTTTGAAAACATTGGACCCCGATACATTAAAAAAAGAATTGGAGAACATGAAAAAATACATTGATTTATTAAAAGAATTGCGATCTTATTTTATTATCGATAAGAATTTTGATGCTTATAAAGAGAACATGTATATAAAAATCAAAGAACAAATCAAAGATTTTAATGAAATTTTTAAAATAAATACAGATGATATTTTAAATTCAAAACAACCAACTGGAAGAAGTATGCGACCCGATTTTGGGAGTGTCTATGAATTTGGTGTTAATGGTTTATTAAATGGATTTAAAGGAAAAGATTTCAATTCATTTGTCGATGGCATTAAATCAATACCCGTGGATGAACGTCAATCAAAAGGTGGCACAGGTAATGTAACCTTTTTAGATAAAGTTATCAATTCAAGAAAGAATTTGGAGATGAGGTGTAAAAAAGTAGAAGAATATATTGAAAGAGAACTTTTTCTTTCTTCTTCTGTATTAAAACAATACACGAGTGCAATTTTTGATGAATACAAAAAAGTATTTAAAGAAAAAACGGAAAGAATAGAAAAAACAGAAAAGAGTGTACGTGATCATATTATTAGATTGTTTTTTGATACTCCACTTTCTAATTTAGAAATGTTTAGCACAAAAAATGAAGAAAAGGCAGCGGCTAAAGCAGCAAAAGAGATTGAAGCAAAGGCAGCAAAAGATGCGGCAAAAGCAGCAAAAGACGCCACAAAAGCAGCAAAAGACGCCACAAAGGCTGCATCGAAAGCGGCATCGAAAGCGGCATCGAAAGCCGGACCCAAAACGGGACCTAAAACGGGACCCAAAACCGGACCCAAAACGGGACCCATTGTATCTTTAGTAAAAACGGCCAAACGAAAATTAGAAAATATGTTGTCTTCTGTTGTTCCTGAAAGTAAAAAACTTGGCGGAAATTCACATCAACACAAAAGAATTACGTTAAAAAAAAAGAAATTATGAATCAATTTGCAATGTTCTATTTAGTTTCATACAAAACATTATTATTTAGTTTCATACAAAACATTATTATTTTGTATGAAATCGTATGTGCATAAAAAAATATTATTTATTACATGTGATTTTTGGTGGGGTGAAGAATACATAAAAATACAAAATACATGGTTATATACTGTTATAGTATAATACCAATAAAATTATTTTTTTGATTTGGTTGCTTTTGGTGTGGTTGCTTTTGGTGTAGTTGCTTTTGGTGTGGTTGCTTTTGGTGTGGTTGCTTTCAATTTTTCATTCATTTCTCTTTTACATGCATTTGCTGCTGCTAACATATAGCCTGCTGCCTTTTGTGTCAATTCTGCCGATGATTTTGTCATATTTTATTTCAATTCTTTTACAAGTAAAGTTAAATGGTAAAATATATACACTCTTACCTTTTTAAATCAATTTTTTAGAAATACATGCTAAATCTATTCAAAAATAAATAAAATATAAATAAAAATATAATTTCATGACAATAATTTGAATTTATTTGATATTATACATTTACATGCACTTTTGATACTTTTTAGAATAATTGTCCTTTTCTAAAATACGTGTTTGTATGTTTTCATAAAATGGTTTTTCTAAATTTGCTTGAGGATTTAAAAAGGGTTGTTCCCATCGTGGTATTTCAATTCCACGTAATAACCATGCAGGATTGCTTGAGCGCGTTTCGTCCACATATAAATATTCATTTGCATTTTGATACATTTTTAAACTACAAACTGCGGCATGTTTTGTGTAATTATTTTGTGCATTAGAATCGCGGTTCAATGGTCTTGTTAAACATCGTAAATCACTCTCTATATTCATGGAATTTGACATCATATTTGCACCCCAATTTTGCAATCGAATGTGCGGATCTTCTTGATAAGGCATTTGAGAACCATTGCTTGGTGTATTTAAAAAGTATTTACCCATATAACTACTATCTTCTGTGTGTTTTTGAACACGAACATTGTCATCATAAAAACGTGTGAGAGACATTCCTTTTATATATTATAATATTTTCTTTTGGTTTCTTTTCTTTTGGTTTCTTTTCTTTTGGTTTCTTTTCTTTTGTTCTGTTTTGGTTTATTTGTAAAAGAGAACATTGCATAAAAATATTGTCAATAATTTGATAATTCCCAAAATAATATAAAACATAATATATATTCATTGTATCCGCTTTTTAGGAGGTTATAATAATGTCTTCTATCAAAATCAAAACAACCAAACCAAAATCGTCTAAACGTGATAAAAAAACGGATGGTATTACAATGGAAATAAAAGATGATTCTGTTTTCGATGCTATTAAAGAAGATAAACTTGAATCAATCGATGGTTCTAATATTGATTCTTTTACAACAGAAGAACAATGCAATGAAATTCAAAACGTCTTTGAAAAAGATGCAAACAAAACAGAACCAGTTTCAACAATGGAAGAAACAGACAAACAAGGCGTTTGTTTAAAAGACATTAAAAATGCAAGATTATGTTTAAATATGATTGTCAAAAATGAAAGCAAAGTAATTCACAGATTATTAAATTCGGTTGCACCTTACATTGATTGTTATTGTATTTCAGACACGGGAAGCACCGATGATACAATTAATATTATTGAAACCTTTTTCGCAAATCATAACCCGCCCATCCCCGGAAAAATCATAAAAGAACCATTTCGCGATTTTGGATATAATCGATCTATTGCATTAAAATCATGTGAAAAAATCGATGTGAAATATATTTTATTATTAGATGCAGATATGGTTTTGGATGTAAAAGATTCAAATAAATTACGTCAAGAACTAGACCGTGATGATTCGAGTGATGTTTATTATTTATTTCAAGGTTCTCCAACCTTTTTTTATAAGAACGTGAGAATTGTCCGCAATAAACGTGGATATTATTATTGGGGTGTAACTCACGAATATGTGAAAACACCCAATGGAACAAAATACGATTTATTTTCAAAAGACAATATTTTTATTAATGATATTGGGGATGGTGGTTGCAAAACAGACAAATTTGAACGTGATATTCGCCTTTTACAAGAGGGGCTTGTGCAAGAACCAAATAATGACAGATACACTTTTTATTTAGCAAATAGTTTTCGTGATTCTGGACAACATCAAAAAGCAATTGATGCGTATAAAAAACGGATTGAAATTGGTGGATGGTTTGATGAAGTATGGTATAGTTATTATAATATTGGAAATTGTTATAAAACCATGGGGGACATGGTAAATGCGGTGCATTGGTGGTTAGAAGGTTATCAATTTTACCCCCATCGAATTGAGAACTTGTATGAAATCATACATCATTATCGATGCATCGGTAAAAATCACATTGCCTATGGTTTTTATTTGATGACGGACAGTGAAATGACACGAAATAAGAACCGTGATTATTTATTTTTAAAAAAGGATATTTATGATTATAAACTCGATTATGAGTTGACTATCATTGGATATTATTATAATTATGAAAACCGTGATTTAAAACGCTATTCTATGAAAGTTCTCAATCATCCGTTGGTGGAAGACGGTATTTGTCGCAATGTATTTAGCAATTATAAATTCTATTCAAAGAAATTGATCGAGGTTGCTTCTAAAACCAGCAAAAATACAGACAATTTGAAAGTGTTGAAAACGATTGGAACGAAAATTCCCGAAATAATGGATTCTTTAGCAACATTTGCATCCAGCACACCATCTATTTGTGTTTTTCCAGATACAAATGATTTATTGATCAATGTTCGATATGTGGATTATTTTATCAATGATCGTGGTGGATATGAGAACCGTGGAACAATTCAAACGAAAAATGTGGTGGCATTGGTGGACACGTCAACGGATGATTGGGAAATTGTCAATGAATTTGTTTTGGAGTATGATTCATCGATCGATAATTTGTATGTTGGTTTAGAAGATGTTCGATTGTTTTCAATGAAAGGAGAACCAAAAATCAACTATAATTGTAATCGTGGATTGGATTATAATACAATTAAAATTGAATGTGGCGAAATAGATTTAGACGGTTCTTCGACAAAACATAGCAAAATATTAGAAAAACGGGGCGGACAAAATAAAGTGGAAAAGAATTGGATCTTTTTTGAAAATTCGCAACATCAACAAAAAATGGTTTATGGGTGGCATCCTTTAGCCGTTGGGGATTTATTGGGGGGTTCTGTTTCTAATAATATTTCCACAGAACCAAAAACAGAACCAACCGAATTTGTGGTTTCAAATACCATTGATACACCGCATTTTTTTAAACACTTGCGGGGGTCAACCAATGGTGTCTTTTTAGAAAAAGAGAACGAGGTGTGGTTCTTGTGTCATTCTGTGAGTTATGAAGACCGCAGATATTATTATCATATATTTGTGGTCTTGGACGCCACCACGTATCAAGTTCGTCGTTATAGTCCATTTTTCACGTTTGAGAAAGAAAAGGTGGAATATACTTTGGGTTTTGTTCATGTGAAAGAAACAGATGAGTTCTTGATTGGCTATAGTTTGATGGATAAACGAACGGAATATATGATGGTGCCACGGGGGAAGGTGGAAGAAGAGATGTTTGTGTTTTAATTTTTCTTGTTTTTTGGATTGGTTTCATATAAAATATTGTTTTTGTATGAAAGTTTACTATAAAATAATAAGTAATGATATTTTTAGCATAATTATTTAAGATACTTTTATATTTATATAAAATAAAATTATGACGACAACGTCTATTAACGGAAAATTCTTAAAAGATGGTCTTGATATTTTTATAAACCCTATATTCACCGGCAATTTACTGTTAAAACTAGGTGGTGTCGTTATAAATAAAAATGATACAACGACAATATCCAATGGATGTTTTTTAGATATCAGTGGTAGTGCAAATATTAGTAATAATTTAAATACAAAGAGTATAAGTATATCAGGAACAACCGCCACTTTAGGCAGTAAAAATATTGCAACTCAAGATTATGTGGACGCGAGTTTAAACACATTGAAAACGTATGTGGACGCGAGTTTAAACACATTAAAAACGTATGTGGACGCGAGTTTAAACACATTAAAAACGTATGTGGACGCGAGTTTAAACACATTAAAAACGTATGTGGACGCGAGTTATGCATTGAAAACGTATGTGGACGCGAGTTATGCATTGAAAACGTATGTGGATACAAGTTTAAACACATTGAAAACGTATGTGGACGCGAGTTATGCATTGAAAACGTATGTGGATACAAGTTTAAACACATTGAAAACATATGTGGACGCGAGTTATGCATTGAAAACGTATGTGGATACAAGTTTAAACACATTGAAAAGTTATGTGGACGCGAGTTATGCATTGAAAACGTATGTGGACACGAGTTATGCATTGAAAAGTTATGTGGACGCGAGTTATGCATTAAAAAGTTATGTGGACACGACCTATGCATTGGGGGATAATCCAACAATTAGATCACATACTATTTTAACCAACTACTTCGAATATCAACTTTTTTGTAACCGACCAAATAATGCTGATTATTATAAAAAAATATCTCAAGACCCTGGTATATATAAGTTCATAGTTACTAGCTTAACTATAGATTTGAATTCTGGGTTTGGAGGACGTTTTAATGACATGCGATTTAGAAGTTATTCAAAAAATTCCGACGGATCCGGATTTGTATATACAGATTTCACCGCGCTTACATCTACAAATACATATGATTTAGCATTTGGTGTTAACACAGATAATAAACATTCTAGATATAATGAAAGTTTTACTTATACAAATGCCACCACTATATTTGTAAATAATAAAAGTCAAGATGTTGGTTTGAATATAATTATAACTGGGGAATCATTAGAGGGGGGGGTAACAGATGCAATTGCGAATGTGAAAGTCACATATAGTGTATTAAAATATATGGGTTTTACTTAATGTCTACCCTCCCCCCCCTTCCGGAAGGGGGGTGGGAAGAATAACACGTGTCTATTTGGACCCATTTATGGTTTCATACAAAATAATATTATTTTGTATGAAAAAATCGCCAAAATCATTCTACAAATAAAACAATTCATTTGTATATTTTTTTTGATATTTTTCATGTTTTTCGTCTAAATATGTATCATACTCTTGGTCATCATCGTAATCTTCGCCAGATCCATCCTCATAATTATCATCAATATCTTCATAAATATCTTCATCAATATCTTCATGAATATCTTCATTGATATCTTCATAATTTGTTTCCAGTCATATATTTCGTGTTATAGTGAAATTTTGAGATGGAAATAAATTTGGAGTTATTGTTTGTTGCGGGGTTGATGTTGTTGTGTTTGAAGATGTATTATTGGATGTATTTGTGGTGGTGGTTGTAGGTGAGACAGTATTGGTAGATGTAGATGTTGCGGTGGTTGTAATTGTTCCGCTATTTGTTAAAAGTATTAAATCGTCATCTGATGGGGTTGATACATATTGGGGTGGAGAAACAACCACGGGTGGTGTTGGCGTTATTGGTACCGGAACAACCGGAACAGGTGGCGTTGGTGTTATTGGCACAGGAACAACCACCGGAACAGGTGGCGTTGGTGTTATTGGCACAGGAACAACCACCGGAACAGGTGGTGTTGGTGTTATTGGCACAGGAACAACCACGGGTGTTATAGGGTTTGGCGATGGACTTGGCACAGGAACAACCACCGGAACAGGTGGCGTTGGTCTTGGCAAAGGAACAACCGGAACAGGTGGCGTTGGCAAAGGAACAACCGGAACGGGTAATGTTGGCGTTGGTGTTATTGGCAAAGGAACAACCGGAACGGGTAATGTTGGCGTTGGTGTTATTGGCAAAGGAACAACCGGAACGGGTAATGTTGGCGTTGGGGTTGGTCTTGGTAAAGGAACAACCACGGTTGTTGTTGGGTTTGGCGATGGACTTGGTACAGGAACAACCACGGGTGTTGTTGGATTTGGCGATGGACTTGGTACAGGAACAACCACGGGTGTTGTTGGGTTTGGCGATGGACTTGGCACAGGAACACGCGGAACGGGTGATGTTGGAGCTGACGTTGGAGTTGGTCTTGGTAAAGGAACAACCACGGATGGCGCGGCCGGTGCGGGCGGAACGAGAACCGGCGGTGAAAGAGGTATCGTATTTGGAATATTTTGTCCAGAATAAATCATATTATCATTTGTTTGTTCATACGTTTCCTCTTTGTTCTCACTTCTTGAAAAATTATAATCCGGATCTTGGTATAGTAAAACACGTTCATTAAGAACATTATTATAATTTCCATGAATTCGTATATTAGGATGTCTTGATCGAACAGTTGAATAATTTCCACGCAATTTATGATGCCCATCATTATTTTCACTGACATAATGCTCAATATAGGGTGGTTCTTGATTATCATTTTCACAAATGAAATTTGGCGGGAAACCGACGGTCTCATCAAAATAATTATTTGGGTCATCGACCTCCGATTCCCCAAACCATCAAATCCCACGTCCGCCACCGCCACCACCTCTTCCACCGCCCCCACCACCTCTACCGCCACCCCCACGACCACCGCCACCGCCAAATCCACCATCAAATCCACCATCAAATCCACCGTCAAACCCACCAAACCCCGGTTCGTTTTGATTACGGTTATAGTTATTATTATATAAATATACCGGATCATGTCTATAATCCCGATCATAACGATCCCCACGACCATGATCATAACGTTCCCCTCGACCATGTTCAAATCGTTCTGCACGATAAAACGCCTTTTCAACACGATTTTCAATCAAATCATCACGTAGACGATGACTTTCCACCTCACCCACTTTTTCTTTGATTTCACAACAACATTCCATCATTTTAGTGGCTAAACATTCCTTGTTTTTCAAAGCCTCTGTCTGAATAGCGGATGTGTTTTTCAAAGCCTCTGTCTGAATAGCGGAGGTGTTATCCGCATTTTGGCGAATAATATCCGCTTTGCTGTTGAGAATATCACGGGTGAGCAACATCAAATTATCAGATGCCTGTTTTTCCAAATCACTCTTCACTTTAAATAAATCCATATTCATACGAAGATTGTTCTCGGTTTGTTTTAAATTAACATCATTAATTTGTTGAGCCATGAAACGATTGTCTCCGTGTGCAAGACTTCGATCTTCACGTGATAAATTGAGAACCATATTTCGTATTTGATCACTATTTGTTTGAATATTATTTTGTAGATTGGTATTGGTTCTTTCAACCGAAACGCCGACCTGGTTCGATGTTCTTTCTATAGATGAACCCAAATCACTGCGCGATTTTTCAATAGATGTCAAAGTATCAGTTGCAATTTGTCTGGCGGTGTTATTATTCAACATATTATTATGTTGCAATGTTCCATTTAAAAAATCAAAATTACGATTGGTATTATTTAGGAGATTTGTGGTCGTGTCATGCAAATCATTTGTCACAATACGGGTATTCTGCAGACCATTTGAATTTACATTATCAAAATTACGACGGGTGTCAGCTAATAAAAGATCGGCATTACGATTAACATTCCCCATTTGTTCTGCCGATTTATTCATATTATAAAGAGTTTGTTGGTCAAAATTACGTCTTCCGTCGGATAAAAGATTATCCGCATTTCGGTTGACATTGCCAATTTCTTGTTCAAATCCACGACGGGTATCCGCCACCAAAAAATCGGCATTACGATTCTGTCCATCAATAATTTGTTTTGTATTTTGAACACCGTATCCGGTGAGTTGATCTACACCACGACGATTGTCGTTTAGTAAATTATCACCTGTGCGATTAATATCGGAAATAATTGATTTTGTCTGGTTTACTCCATTCATGGTTGCCATATCGGCATTGCGTCTTGTATCATTCAATAAATTATCACCTGTGCGATTAATATCAGAAATAATTGATTTTGTCTGGTTTAATCCATTCATGGTTGCCATATCGGCACTGCGTCTTGTATCGTTTAATAAAAAATCGGTATTTCGATTAACTTCACCGGACAACGCATTGGTGTGTTGGTTTCCGTAATTTGTCTGTTGGTCAAAATTTCTGCGCGTATCCCCTAGAATAAAATCACTATTTCGATTAACTTCACCGGACAACGCATTGGTGTGTTGGTTTCCGTAATTTGTCTGTTGATCAAAATTTCTGCGCGTATCCCCTAAAATAAATTCACTATTTCGATTAACATCTCCCAACACAGCATTCGTGTGTTGGTTTCCATAAGCGGTCTGTTGATCGAAATTACGGCGTCCATCATTCAACAAAAAATCACTATTCCGGTTGATTTCTCCCGACAACGCGTTGGTATGTTGATTGCCATACGCGGTCTGTTGGTCAAAGTTTCTTCGTTGGTCATTTAAAACAACATCGCTGGTGCGATTAACATCCTGTATAATTTCTTTCGCGTGATTAATATTATATCCGGTCTGGTGTTCAAAATTTCTTCGTTGGTCATTCAAAATTTCAAGGCTGGTTGGGTCATAAGGATACATCATTGGTTGCACTGGAGTTGTCATATACGAACGGTTTATTGTATATATATCTTCTTTATATTATATTTGACAAGTGATAAATGATCACAATATTGATTACAAAAAATACATTATCGATATAGAAAACAAAAAAATACATTATCGATATAAAAAACAAAAAAATACATTATCGATATAAAAACAAGGATTACTTTTTTGTAATTCCTATTTAGAAAATAAAAAATGTAAAAAAATTGAAATACTTTTTCTCCTTTCTTTTGTTCTCAATAATAAAACGTATAATAACGAATTAAATTTTAAATGATGAACAATTCAAGTGTTATTTCCAGCGATGAATATTATGGGTTTGATCTTTTGATGAAGAGAATTCCAGAAGATGTGATTATGCATCATATTATTCCTTATTCTTACAAGACACAAAAAAAAGAACTTTTACAAGATATCCATGACTATACAAACTCGATTCAAAAATTATTATATATATATGACAATATTTATGCATATGAATATGATCTGGAAAAAGTACAAAATTATTTATTGACAAACATGCTGTGGTATTTTAAATTTACAAAGTTCACCGGTTTTTATGATATTTTTCGTCGTTGTTATTCCTTTCGTAATTATACAAACGTGGAGGTCAACACTTATTTTCAAACCGGATTTACTTATTTATCATTTGAAAAACAAATTTATCTTTTCTGGGGGCTTTTGACTGTGGAAGAACGTGATGAATTTTATAAAAAGTGCAATCACAACATAGTGTTCTAATGTATATTTTAATGTATGTTCTCCTGTTTATTTTCAAAGAAAAAATGAAAACAAAAAAATAAAAAGAAAAAATAAAATAAAAAGAAAAAATAAAATAAAAAGAAAAAAATGAAATGAATTTGATTTCATAAAAAAAAACATTTTTTTATGAAATTATTTTTTAGCCATACAACCAAACCCAAAAAGAAGAAGGAAATAAATAATTATTATTTATTATTTTTATCTTTTTTATCTTTTTTATCTTTTTTATCTTTTTTATCTTTTTTATCTTTTTTATCTTTTTTATATTTTTTGTATTTATTGTTTGTCATCCAATTTATCCATGAGTCCATCTCTTTCCACAAGCTAAACATAATAAAGTAATTGTCGATTGTTCATCTGCAGAACGTGTCTGTGTTTCTGTAAAATAAATATTACGTGATTTGCATTTCTTGCAAGTATAAAGATCCGTATTTGCCTTGACTGAAACAGACAACATTGATTCTTCTATTTTATTTTTCTTTTCAATCAAATCATTCCATAATTCGGGTTGAATATCTTGGTGTGTCATGGAAATGTATTCGCTTGGTTTTATTTCCATCGTCAATATTCGTCGTAAGAATTCGGGTTTTTTCAAATTCAAATAAATAGAACGCAAACGATCCATATAAATCTGACAAAATTTAGTATTTTCCCATTTTTTAATGACATTTCTGGTCGTGGCATCTTTAATAGTAAAATTATAAATGCCTTTTTCAAGATTACTTGCAATGACCGTATAACGATCAATTATTTTGAAAATGTCTTTGTGTTCTTCTTTCTGCATGATTATATCCATTTCATCGATTGACGGTGGGGAAACCATTTCAGAACCATTTTTTGTCTCGTCACTTGGGTGTTCATCCATGTCTCTTTCTATTTTGGAAAGAATTTGAAGAAATTCATCATAGGTATCTTTACACAAAACGTTTTTTATTTTATTGCGAATGTTTAGACGAAACGAAATTGGATTTTGGATAGAATACATTTTTAAACGAGTGTGTGATTTCTTGTTAATTAGGTTAGTTCTATCATTATATATTCATTTGTTTCTAAATCAATTTTATCTAGAAGAACCATCAAACCATTCATATATTCATATAAAAAACATTTTTTATATGAGTTTATAGATACCACAAACCAAAACAACAAACCAAAACCACAAACACACATCTAAACATCTTCATTATAAGATTCATAATGCAATTCATGGGTGCAGTCTAAATAATTGGTTTCTTTCATTTCATCATTTAAAATTTCGATTTCTTCCACCGGTTTCGCCTTTTTATTCGCCGGTTTATTTGTGGATTTGTTTGCTGGTTTGTATCTGGGTTTCGATTCTTTCATGAGACCATTCTTTTCTTTCATAAAAGAATTCGCGGGTTCTACCGTGTTTTTTAATTCCTTTTGTTTTTGAGAAATAGATTTACTTACTATTTGTATCATTTTATTTTGGGGGGTGTCATCTAGATCACTGTCATCTATATCATTACAATCATCCGTTTCTTCATTATTATCATCATCCGCTTTCTCTGTTATATCATCCACCACAAAACCATCTTTTAAATAACCACTTTTTGTTATTTTGTGTGGTTTTGTTCTCTTTAAATGACGTAATTTTGCTTCTTGCAACAAATCGTCAATCTCTTCTTTCATATCTTCCACAGAAGTAACACCGGGATTTGACAAATCTTCAAACCCCCCATATAAATGTTGATAAATATTTTTCCATTCACCAATTGTCAAATCTTGAATATCCGGTGTATCGGATGGTTTAAAAACCAAAACACAACTGCCAAAATAAAGACCATTATCAACCGGCGGAGGAAATTCATATTTATTTTCTTGACCAGCCCGCCCTTGGTTCTTTGCGTATAAATGAATGGAATATCGTTTTTTGTGTAATTCCACATTCCAAATGGTCTGACAATCAAAAAACTTTTGTGTTTTAAATCCGGCCTTTTTATATAAATCCGTTTCCGCAAATGATTTTATATTAATTTGTTTCATAGAACCATTTTTTTCAATAATAACAATATTTGGCATTGATTTGTTTTTAAAGACGATGCGAATTAAAAACAATATAAATTATAAATGTATGTTATTAATAACATGTTCTATTTATATTCATTTTACAAGATGACTATTTATATTCATTTTACAAGATGATTATTTGTAAAATATTATTTTTTACACATGAAAATAAATGAGAAAATAAAAATCAACGTCCAGTCCATACTTTTACCAAAGGAAACTCATTGAACGATTGACGGTCTGAAAATCGAACACTATAATCGTTGCTTCCAGGCATATACCATCGAATATAACCAAAAAATGCTTCTGATACATTATTTTTGGACAATAAAATAGATATAACTCTTTCAAACGTTTGACGATTGAATCTATTTGTGACTACCGGTAATAATTTTGAAAAATCATGTTTTTCATTTATTTTATGCAAATAATCATGACGAATAACACACATGGAACCAAAACAACCATACCAGCAATATGTATCGCGAAATTCAAACAGTTCTCTATTATTGTCTAATTGTGATAAAATATGATTTTGATCTTCATAATTCGGACATATATCATTTGGGAAATTCCACAACATGCGATATGTATCTACTTGAAAATCAATGAAATAGTTTATAAAAACAGAATCGTGTAAAATAATTGCCATATCAAAAAATTTGTATTTTGAGTAATAATAATAGGGAAGTAATTCTCCTCTTTTAGGAAATTCGCTTTTTATTATAAATGTGTTGTGCATTTGTTTATGCGTTAAATATGTTTCATCACTAGCATCATCTATAAAAACAATCAAATTGTCGGGGTAAAATTTTCGTATACAGTCATATGAATACATCCAATATTCATTTGTTTCAGAACTATTCACATGACGAAGAACTATAAAGCCAAATGTGCTCATTTATTTTTATAGTTTTTTTCTATTTTAAATTTTATATATATTTATCTTTATTGTATATCTAGTATATAGTAAATTATTTGTTACTTATAAATGGAGATGTATTATATGCAGGTTCGGTAAAAAAAATGTATTATTATGTTGTCATGATGTATATGTGGGATATTTTTTTACTTGTGTGTTATACAGTATTTATTCTTTTTTTATATCATTCTTTTTTTATAAAAATAAACCCTTTATGGGTTCTCTTTGATTCTCTTTTTAATTCATCAAAAAGAGAACAAGATAAATATGATCCGAATTCTATTGAATATCACAACACCAAATATAAAGAAATATTAAACCAAATTACATCTATTATTGAAAATAATTTCAATAAAAATGCGGTTGAAAAGATACCACAAAATGATTATTTATCGATTCATGAAAGAGAACAAATGAAAACAGAAATGAGAGAAACAATTGCGTCGTTTTTATCTCAAATCAATTGATAAAAAAATCAAGATCACCTAATAAATCAAGATCACATAATAAACCAAGATCACAGAATAACCCAAGATCATAGAAGAACCCAAGATCACCTAATAAATCAAGATCACAGAATAAACCAAGATCACAGAATAACCCAAGATCATAGAAGAACCCAAGATCATAAACCAATATAAAAATAAATCATTTATATTATATATATTTATATTATATATATAATTTTTGAAATAATATTCATATTTTTACAAATGACCACTTTTCATAATCAAACACCTTCATTTATTCAAATAGAAACAGATTCTTGTTTTTCTCAACAATCTAATTTTGTTTTACCACAAAGAGAACATTATGATTTTTTAAAAAGAATGCCCTATTTTGAACTTTCCTATGAAAAGATTTCACATAGAAAAGTTTTTACAAATGATTTTTCACAAGTTTTATCTTTATCACTCCAACCTTCAACCCAACCAACTCAATTGCAACCTTTTGTTGAAATCCACATACCGTTTGGAAAAAAATATTTGCTATGGTTCTCTTATTTGAGAACACGTAATGAAAAATCAAATCAAACCGCATGTTATTTGCTTGAAATAGATTGTCATCAACAAATATGTAATATTGAAATAGTAAAATCATTTTTATTTCCACCCCATTTTTCAAAAGGTACTCTTTTATCCGGGTGTATTCCAAATAAAACCAATGACTTTATTATAGAAGACGTATTTTATTACAACGGGGTTTGTATGAAAGATTTGTATTTAGGGCAAAAATTAGGGGTTTATGAAAGGATTTTATGCGAAATGAAAGAATATTTGGATTATCATGAAACACTTGACCAATTTTCAACCGTTTCTTCGAAAAATCAATTTGCCAATAAATACACTTTTTTTCTTCCTTTTATGAAACAATTTCAATATTTACAAAGAGACACGGCGGCGGGAGATATTTTAGAAAAACAAATGTCGCATGACATACATCATGTTGATATTGTGCATTTAACAAATCCATTTTTATATTTTAAATTATGTTCTTATCAATGTCCTCATTGCAAAACATTTCCGGTGTCTTCTGTAAAACAAAAACAAGGTCATAGCGAAACCAATGTTAAAAAAAATATTGGCAATCGAAAAATATTTATGGTTTGTGCAGACATACAATTCGATATATATCATTTGTATTCTCCCAAAACAGAATTGCGTATAAATGAACCCATTCCAACTTGTCCAACAAAAGAGGAATGCCGGTATTACGATGTTGCGAATGTTCCCACAATTAAAACGAGCGTATTTCTAAATTCCATTTTTCGAACGATTCGAGAAAATGATAATATTGATTATATTGAAGAAAGCGATGATGAAGATAATTTTGAAGATACGAAACAAGATAAATATGTTGATTTAGAAAAATTCGTTGCTATGGAATGTGAATATTCTCAATCATTTAAAAAATGGATTCCTGTGAAAGTTGTCTAATATATATTATTTTTTTTTCATACAAAAAAATTATTGTTTTTGTATGAAATTATTTTAGTTGTTTTACAATGTTTTTTTTGAAAAATTGCTCACCTCATTCACAAAGAACTTCGTGCAATTTTCTTTTTGAAAAATTGCTCACTCACCTCAATCACCTTTTTCCGTTTTTTTGGCGTTTTATCTTTTTCCGCCATTCGTTCATTTTCAATACGTATATCCATAAATTCCCGTTGTAAAACCCCCTTTAGGAAATCAAATATAAATCGCAATTTTCGTTCACTACTATTACCTACAATCAAACAACTTCCTGTGCGAAAAATCATGAAACTAACCTCCGTATATTTTTTGTTTTCTCCCAATTCAACCATTTTCATATTTCGATCTTCGTTTTTAATTTGACCTGTTTGTAAAGTTTCATCAAACTCAATTTCATTATTAAAATAGTATTTACATTTAACCCCCGGATAAGAACACGGATCGTATGCAGTTTCAATGCCATATTTTTGGGTTAATATTTGAAACAGTTTTTCGCGGTTAATATAAAATCCACAATTAAAATTAGAATTAATAAGAACATTTTCATCACTTTCACTTTCTGTAATGTTCAAAACATCCGTATCAATGTATTTTGCTAAAATAGACAACAATTTTTCTTTAATGATATCCAATTGATCTTTATTAAATACCCCCGGTATTTCCATTTTACCGGTATTAAATACTTTGACATGTATTTCTCGAAAGGAATTCATATAGTAAAAACGAATAATAATAACAAAACAATTATAAAAAGCATTCTTTATTTTGCCTCGCATATTCATAATGTCTTTTTTGCTAATTCCAATAGTAATTTTACGTTCATCTTTATATTTGAGAACTCTTGCGGATGGATTGTCTATTTGTTTAATAATATGTTCTCTGTAAAATGTTTCTTGTTCTAATAAAGTTCTATATGTTTCAAATTCCTCACGTGATTTAGAAACGATTTTAATTTGTTTTTTAATGACACCTTCTATTGGATTCCAATATTCTACAATAGGTATTTTCCAAAAAATAGAATGAATGTCGATCGGGCAATTAAAATACAACACCTTCGTTTTTGTTGAAATATATAATTCATCACACTCAGGGCATTCATCTGGATTCATTACGGCCAAATCAAACGCGGGTGTAAATACAAGAGGTGATGGTATTGGAATATTTGAGGATGATGTTGATGATTGCATTAAATTTAAATCAGACAACCCTACAGAACGTATTTCCTCATTCATGTCGTGATTTATATTTGGAAGGGTTTTTGTGTCATTCTTATTTTTATTCAAATTAATTTGTTCATCATTTTTCTTTTCCATTGTATTATGACCGTCGTGTGTATTTACAGACATTTTACCCGTGTTTTTTAATAGAACATTTATATTTTTTTGCATATCATTATTTGTGTTGTTTGTGTTGTTTGTAGTGTTTGCAGTGGATTTAACAGAAGAAGACGGGTGTTCGCATGAAAATGTGTCAATTGATGGAGCATAAGAGGTTGATTTATAATAAGAACGAACATACGCAACCCATTCCTCGTCAATTGTCATTTCTTTTTCTTGTGTTTGGTGTTGCATTTTATAAATTTCAATACTGGTTATTCCCTAATAATAGCTTTATGTTTGTTTCAATTTTTTGCACCTTTTCTCATTCAAAACGCGCTTTTTTCATTTTCGTTTTCGTTTTTTTGTTTTTTTTGTTTTTTTGTTTTTTCGTTTTTTTTTTTTTTTTTTTTTTTTTTTTTTTTTTTTTTTTTTTTTTTTTTTTTTTTTTTTTTTTTTTTTTTTTTTTTTTTT